TTTTCTGGTCCTATACGGGCTGGCAACATCCGCAACACAACGGGCACTACTGTTGGGTCAGACATAGCAAACGTAGGTTATGTTGTAATGACTCAACAACATGTAATGGATATTTCTGGCGGTGCTGTCGCAGCAGAAGCCACAAATGTGGTAATCCCTGCCAACTCAAAAATCGTAGACATCATCATTGATTTAGAAGTGGCTGCTAACACCACGACAAATATTAGTGTTGGTGATACTGTAGGTGGTGCAGCGACTCTCGTTAATGCGGTTGCTTCTGGAACCACTGTAGGTATCAAAGCGTTAGGCGCTTCTGGCGGCGGTACACTTACATGGAAAAACACTGGTACATCTGATTTAAAACTAACCGCTACTTCAAGTGCAGGTACGAATGCGGGATCAGTTGTTATAACAGTGATGTATGCTCAAGCGTTTAATACGGCGGTTCAGCCGTAAGGAGGCCTAGATGGCTGGTCAAGAGATACGGGCATTTAATGTCTCAACATCAGGATTTAGTGCAGGGGTTGTTGGCCCCGCACGGAGTCGAATACAGGGCATCTTGGTGTATGCCACTAACATCACAGCCTTTACCATTAAGAATGGCTCTGCATCAGGAGCCACCCTGCTGGACTTAACTCTTCCAGCGGGATGGAACGATGTGTTTCTTCCTAATGATGGTATTCTTGCTGACAATGGGGCCTATGTGTCTGCTCTATCAGGCTCTGGTTCAGTTATAACTTTACTCCTTGAGTAAGAGATGGCTGAAAAAAAGAAAGGCTCCATGAAGGGGCACAGCATAAAAGGTGGTCATAAACGTCCCACAAAGTCTGGGGCGGGTATGACAAAGAAGGGCGTTGCTAAGTATCGTAAGGACAACCCCGGATCTAAGTTAAAAACTGCTGTGACGGGGAAGGTTAAGAAGGGGAGCAAGGACGCAAAGCGGCGCAAATCTTTCTGCGCCCGTTCCGCTGGACAGATGAAGAAGTTTCCTAAAGCCGCTAAAGACCCTAACAGCAGATTGAGGCAAGCAAGAAAACGGTGGAAATGTTAAATGGCTATTTCTCGTTCCCAGATGGGCAGTCAACTAACAGGCAACAAAACCTCTACAGGTGATGATGCTAAAGACCTTGAGCTTATCCGCATGGGCAAGGGCGGTAAAACGAAGAAAAAATCTAAAAGTCGTGTTAATGAAGCTGGCAATTACACTCAACCAGAGAAGAGAAAGCGTATATTTAATCGCATAAAGGCTGGTGGAAAAGGCGGCAAACCGGGGCAATGGTCAGCAAGAAAAGCGCAAATGTTGGCGAAGGCTTATAAAAAAGCAGGTGGGGGCTATAGAAGTTAATGGCGCTCAAGAAGTCACAGAAGAGCTTGAAGTCTTGGACGAAGCAGAAGTGGCGAACAAAGTCTGGCAAGCCATCGACGCAAGGGAGCAAGGCTACAGGCGAGCGATATCTTCCTGAGAAGGCTATCAAGGCTTTGACCCCTGCGGAGTACGCCGCTACTACGAAGAAGAAACGCGAGGCCACCAAGAAGGGCAAGCAGGTTGCTAAGCAGCCTAAAAAAATTGCAAAGAAAACCAAACGGTTTAGGAGCGTAGTAACATAATGGCTGTAGTAACCCCAGACATGCCAGAGATTTTTGAGGAAGCCTTTGAAAGGGCTGGCCTTGAGATGCGTACTGGATACGATCTTAAAACCGCACGCAGAAGTCTAAACCTTTTAACATTGGAGTGGCAGAACCGTGGTCTTAATCTCTTCACTATTGAAGCGGGCACGCTCGCTGTTACAGCAGGTACGGCAACGTATACCCTTCCTGCGGATACAATCGACATCATCGAACACCAAATCCGCACCGGAACGGGCACAAACCAAATCGACACCTCCCTCGAAAGAGTCAGCGTCTCGACCTACGCCCAGCAAACCAACAAAAACACGGAAGGTAGGCCGACCCAAATCTACGTCCAAAGGCTCCCAACGGAAACAAAAGTAACTTTGTGGCCTGTTCCTGATAACACAACAGCCTATACAATATCTTACCATAGGCTAAAGGGCGTTGCTGGACTGGCTTCTGGAGTAGGCGCAGCGGTATCCTCTGTGCCCCCACGTTTTGTGCCGTGCTTAGTCGCTGGTATGGCTTATTACATAGCTATGAAGCGCCCTGAAGTTGCTGCCCGTGTAGCGGCTTTGAAGGAAGAGTATGAGTTCCAGTACGGTCTTGCAGCGGGTGAGGACGAAGAGCGGGCGTCAATAAGGTTTGTTCCTTTCAATACATACATAATGGGTGCAGGATGAGTTACGCGAGGGGTAAGTACGCTTTTGGCTACTGTGACAAGACGGGGTTTAGATATCCTTTGTCTGACCTAGTACCTGAGTTTAACAACGGAGTTAAAACGGGATTTCTTGTAGGGCGGGATGTGGTAGATCCAGATCAGCCACAAAACTTCTTAGGCAGAATTAAAATAAATGATCCTCAGTCTCTGAGGAACCCAAGACCAGACACATCCTTAGAGGAGAGTCGTGGTTTTTTTGGGTTTAATCCTGTTTGGAATGATCTCCAACACATGACAGCAGAGGTTGGAACTGTTAATATTAGCATAACTTAGGAGTTTAATATGCCAAAGGTTGGAAATAAAGAGTTCCCGTATACTAAAGCGGGCATGAAGGCAGCCAAGAAAGCGGCTAAAGACACAGATCAAGAAGTCCAGTACAAAATGGGCGGTGGGTATATGATGCGTAACAAGCCTATTGCCATGAAGGATGGTGGTTCTTTGAAGATGGTAAAGAACTCAGATGGTGTGGAGGTTCCATTTTATGCTGCTGATGGAAAAGGCAAAATGGCATATGGAGGTAAGGTTAAGAAAATGCGCGATGGTGGTAGCTGTCGTGGTATGGGTGCTGCCTCTAAAGGTGGCAAGTTTAGAATGGCATAAGGGAAAGTTCAAATGAACTATTCAGAACTGACGCAAGCGATCAAAGACTATACGGAGAACACAGAGAGTACCTTTGTGGCCAATATTCCTAACTTTGTGCGTCAGGCTGAAGAGCGGATCTTTAGGGATATCACTATTCCAGAGCTACGCAGGAACGTCACTGGAACTTTAAGTGCTGGTGGGCAGTATACAGCTAGGCCTTCTGATTTCTTAGCCACATTCTCAATGGCAGTGGTTAGTGGTGGAGACTACACCTATCTTTTGGACAAGGACGTAAACTTCATAAGGGAAGCATATCCTAGTGCCGCCACTCAAGGACTACCAAAGTATTACTCCATATTTGATGGAGATACTGGATCTGATCATGGCAACTTCTTGTTTGGGCCAACCCCAGATTCCAACTACACCTTGGAACTGCACTACTATTATGACCCACCATCTATAGTAACTTCTAGCACATCTTGGCTTGGGGATAATGCGGAAGCGACATTGCTTTACGGGTCTCTAATAGAGGCATATACGTTTATGAAGGGTGAAGGTGACATGGTGCAGCTATATAACGAGAGATACGCATCAGCACTTGTTAATATGGCTTCTTTGGGTGTTAAGCTTAGGACGGATACTTACAGGGGCGCTGCTGCGTAGGGTTTAGACAATGGCTATAATTCAAACAACATGCACCTCTTTTAAGGTGGAGCTTCTAAAGGCAGAACATGACTTTGACACGGCTACCTTTAAGATTGCCTTGTATTCAAATGCGGCTTCTCTGGGAGCGGATACAACCGCATATAGCACATCGAATGAAATAACGAATACGTCAGGATCGGCGTATACGGCTGGGGGAAAGAATTTAACAGTAACGGCAACTTTTCCAAAGTCTACGGGCACCACCGCTATGGTAGATTTTGGTAATGTAACTTGGGCTAATGCGACCTTCACAGCACGAGGAGCCTTGATTTACAACTCAAGTGCTTCCAATAAAGCGGTAGCTGTGTTAGATTTTGGGTCAGATAGGGTCGCTAACAACTCTAGTTTTGAAGTAAAGTTCCCCACAGCGGATGCTACATCTGCGATAATCAGGATAGCATAGGAGATATATCATGGCATCCTTCGTTAAAATAAATGACTTCGTTGCAAACGCAGTAGAGAATATGGACTTAGAAAGCGATCAACTTAAGGTTGCTCTTTCCAATACAGCGCCATCATCAGAAAGTTCTAATCCAACTGCGGATACTAATGGCATATTAGGCAATGTAACCCAAATTAGTTACAGTAACTTGTCTTCAAGAAACCTTACTACAAGTTCATCTGGACAATCAGGTGGTGTTTACAAGCTTGTTCTTGCGGATTTAACGCTTACTGCATCAGGCGGTAGTGTTGCTGCGTTCCGTTACATCTACATTTATAATGACACTGTAACATCGCCAGCTGATCCGCTTATTGGTTACTATGATTATGGCTCAAGCTTAACTTTGAATGATGGCGATACATTTACTATCGACTTTAGCCCATCAAATGGGGTTATTCAGCTTACCTAATAAGGAGTAGCTTATGGCTGTTCTTGTAAATAGGGCAAAGATGTCAACCAGTACAACTGGTACTGGCACAATTACGCTTGGCTCTGCGGAGGATGGATATCAAACCTTCGCAGATGCTGGCGTGGCAAACGCAGATGTAGTTCGTTACATTATAGAAGATGGCAGTAATTTTGAGATAGGCACAGGAACCTATACAAGCTCTGGCACTACGCTGTCACGCACGGTAAGCGAAAGCAGCAACTCAAACAATGCTATTAACCTTAGTGGTTCAGCTACCGTATTTATCGGGGCTACTGCACAGGATTTAAGCCCTTTGGGTGGCGGCTCTAATAAGGTTTTCTTTGAGAACGATACAAATGTAACTGCCGACTATACGATTACTGATGGCAAGAATGCTATGTCTGCTGGCCCCATTACAATAAACAATGGCGTGACCGTGACAGTTGGTACTGGCGAAACATGGACGGTGGTTTAGATGGCATCAATTAAAATTCAAAGTAGTTCGTCAGGTGGTGGCAGCATAACGCTCACTGCGCCTACTACTTCTTCCAATAGAACGGTAACGCTTCCTGATGAAGATGTAACTTTGGGTGGTGGTGGTGGTGGCGTAACGCATTTAGGAACGGTAGTTCCTCAATCTGGCGCAATTAGCGCAACTCTATCCAGTTTGACGCTTACGGATTATAAGATGTTGCAGATTAATATAGAGGGTATTTCACTTGGCAATTACCAATGGATAGGTCTTGTAAGTAGCGCACAAAAAAATGCGATTGGTTACATTTTTACGGGTTCTAGCACTAAAGGAGCAATGACGGCTACAATAGATTTAGCTACGTCAGCCGTATATACTCAGATTATGGGAAGCACTACCACTTCAGACGGATCATACGTAGCAAACGGCACCACCTATACTGGCGGGCATGATGGGCAAGAATTTAACATTACTAACTCGTCAACTTCAGTAGGTGTTTATACAAGAGGCGCAGGGTACGGTTTTACCGCAACAGGCGGCAGCATTCGTTTTTACGGAGTAAAGTAATGTCAAGATTACATGAAATTATAAAAGACGCGGTGACTGGCGAGCAGACTGTAAGGTATTTGACTGATGAAGAAGTTTTAGAATTTGAACAGGACATCCCTTTGTCTGTTAGGGCTGAGCGCGACCACAAATTGCAAACGGAGGTTGATCCTATTGCTGGCAATACTTTGCGATGGAATGATCTTACAGATGCACAACGTGCAGCGTGGGCACAATATAGAACAGATTTACTAAATGTTCCACAGCAATCTGGCTTTCCAACAAGCGTTACTTGGCCCACTAAACCGGAATAACAAATGACAAAATACCGTGTTATCTTTGATGATCCAGATGCTCTTGATGAGCCAACCAAGGTGCTTGTGCCTTCACAGAATTGGTTAGATGAAGCTATGGCTGGTAACTTGCCACCTATCTGGGTGTATTGGCAGCTACAAGATGATGAACAGCAAGCCATTAAAGAAGGGCGTCATAGCACCTTTAAGCATGATCCTGAGAAACATGCTTTGCAATGGACTGCGCCTCGCATTGGGCCTCTAACAGAAGAGGAAGCTATGGAATATTTGTGTATGAAAGACTTGCCTCGCAAGTGCTGGGCAGAAGAGCATAACCGCCCAATGTTTAAGATTGTGCGTACAGAGGAAGTGCCAAGCGATAGGCAGTTTCGCAATGCTTGGGAGATGGCAGCATGAGTACAATTAAAGTTGATACAATTAAAAATTCATCAGGGCAGAGCGAAATTAGTGTTACTACACTTAAAGCTGATACAATCCAAAATACAAGCGGCGCTAGTGTTATTAAGGTGGATACAATTCAAGATACAAGCGGCAAAGGGTTCTATCCTGCAAGGGCTTGGGTGTCTTTTGACGGAGAAGGCACTGTATCTATTTTTGATGATGGTAATGTATCATCTATTACAGATAACGCTATTGGTAATTATACAACAAACTTTGGTAGTAGTTTTGCTTCTTCAAATTATACCACTGTTGGGACTGCAAGTTCTGGCTCTGGTGCCTAT